ACCGGAGAGGCGACTGTAGCTGAATTGCAGGCGAAGGTCGACAGTACCTCGGATGCGCTGGGCCTGATCCAGGGCAAAATCAGTACGGCGCTCAACGATCGCGGCGCCTTGCCCAATGACGGCGAAACCGAGATCGACAAGCTGCTGCAGGTGCTAGCCGATGCCGAAAAGGATCGCGATGCGGCCAAAGCGGCGGCCGACAAGGTCGCCAAGGCACCAAAGGCTGCGCCGGCCAACCGCACCGGCAAGCTGCGCAAGCTCGGCGCGCCCAAGGAAAAGGCTGATCCGGATGGCCAAAAGGCGATCCATGACGCCATCCTGGCAGGATCGAGTTTCGAGTTGGTCGCGTCGGACGGCAAGCAGGAAATCGCCGCAGTCGATCCGGTGACCATCTCGGGCGACGCATTCCAGGATATCGGCGGCAGCCGTCTCAAGCTGACCTTGCCGATCGACGTCAACCCGAATGCATCGATCCAGATCAGTGGCTTCGGGCTGTACGATGAAGACGGCAAGCTGGTCGCTTATTGCGATCTCCCCGACAACGTGACGATTGGGGCGGGCAGCACAACCCGCTTCCAGGACGCGATCGTCTTTTAACCGGAGCGCCGCGCATGCCCCAGATGCTAACCGACGACCAGATCCGTGCTCACCTCGATGGCCAACAGGCGATGGAGGCGAAGCGGGCGCCGTGGGAAAGCATCTGGCGCGAGGTCGACACTTGGGTCGATCCCGAATTGGCGGGAGGGTTTACCGGCCTGACGCCCTATGGGCAGCGCGACGGCCATATCTTCGACAGCACCGCGCCCGAAGGGCTCGATCGCTTCACGGCGGCTGTTGCGGGTCTGACGATCCCGTCCAATTCGCGCTGGCACGGGATCGTCACGACCGACGATGAATTGAACAAACTCCCCTCGGTGCGGCGCTGGTGCGAGGCGGTCAACGATCGTCTGTTCGCCTGCCGATACAATCCGTCGGCAGCGTTCGAAATGCAGGCGCATGCCGATATCCGCCAGCTCGGGAAATATGGCACCGCGCCGTTGTGGATTGGGGAAGTCCCGGGAAGCCATTTGTTCTACCGCGCCATTCACCTGTCGGAAGTGTTCATCGACGAAAACGCCTTCGGGTTCGTCGATCGGCTGCACCGCAAGTTCAAGCTGACCGCGCGTCAGGCGATGCAGATGTTCAGCCAGCCCGACGACGCTCTGCCCGCGAAGATCATGGAATGCGTGACTGCGGACAACGGCAAGAAGTCGAACGATCAGTTCGAATTCCTGCACGTGATCTGCCCGCGCGAGGATTGGTCGCGCGGCATGCCTGGCCTGTCCGGGATGAAGTTCGACAGCATCTACATCGCGATCGACGCGCGCCAGCAAGTTCGGCGCAGCGGGTTCCGGTCGATGCCGGTACCGACCAGCCGCAACGTCGTGTCGCCGGGTTCGATCTACGGCCGTTCGCCGGCGATGAAGGTGCTGGGCGTGATCAAGACGCTCAACAGCATGGGGATGACCATGTTGCGATCGGCGCACAAACAGGTCGACCCCGCGCTCGCCTTCTATGATGATGGGGATATCACCAAGCTGTCGACTAAGCCTGGCGGGCTCAACCCCGGCCTGGTCGATGAATTCGGGCGGTTGCTGGTCCAGGCGATCCCGCATGGCGGCAACCTCAGCGAGGGGATGCAGTTCCAGGAGGCCGAGCGCCAGCCGGTCAAGGATGCGTTCCTGGAAAACGTCTTCCAGATGCTGTTCGATCCGCCCGATCGCGCGACCGCGACGCAAGTGCTCGACATGGCGCAGCGCTCCGGCATCCTGGTGGCGCCGTTCGTGGCCCGCGACGAAACAGAAAAGCGCGGGCCGCAGATCGCGCGCGAACTCGAGCTGCTGGCCAGCGCGGGACAATTGCCCGAACGGCCGGGTGAAATGGTCGAGGCGGGCGCCGGGGTGCGCGCGATCTACGACAATCCCGCGACCCGGATGAAGCGGGCCGACGAAGCGGCCGGCTTTACCCGTTGGGTCGAGATCGGCTTGCAGATCGCCGGTGCGACCCGCGACCCGTCGATCTTCGATTTCATGGACGCCGATGCGGCGATGCCCGGCGTCGCCGAAGTGCTAGGCGTGCGACCGACCTGGATCGCCACGCCCGACCAGGTCGCCGCCAAGCGGCAGGCGCGCTCGGATCAAAGCGCGGCGCTGCAAACGGTCGACGCGGTGCCGCAACTGACCAGTGCCGCGCTCGACGCGGCCAAGGCCAATCAGATCGCGGCGGCAGCGTGAGCGACGAAGCGCCAGATCCCTGGATGCTCAAGGGCGCGCGCGTCGCGGCGGACAAGGTGCAGGAAGCGCTGCGCTGGCTGTCGTTCCAGCGCGCGCATTCCTACCGGGCCGTGTTCGGCGAACCGAGCCATTTGTCGCGCGAGCAGCAGGCGGTGATCGCAGATCTGCGCGATTTCTGTTTCGCCGACCGCACCAGCTTCTCGAGCGACCCGCTGGTGATGGCGCAGCGTGAGGGGATGCGGCGGGTTTTCCTGCGCATCCGCGCGCATCTCGATCTTTCCGACGACGACGTAACGGGCGCGAGGGCCCTGGAGGTGGATAGTGGACTTTGATGGTGGCGCCGCAGCGATGCTGGGCGGCGATGATACGGGTGCCGATGGTGGGGCCCCTGATGGTGTAGTGATCCCGCCGGCGGCCGAAGCGCCGCCGGCCGATGGCGCGGCGACGCCTTCTGCCGACGACAGCGGTTGGAAGCCGGCCGCCTGGATGGAGGGGATTTCGGGCGAGGTGGTTGGTGACCAGCCCAGCCATATCGACTATTTGAAGTCGAAGGGCGTCACCGACATCAACAAGTTCTTGTCGAGCTATCGCGAGGCCGAGCGCGCGATCAGCGGCAAGGGCGTCGTGACGGTCCCCAAGGAAGGGTCGACCCCCGAGGAAATAGCTGCCTACCATCGCCAGATCGGCGTCCCCGAGGCAGCTGACAAATACGAACTGCCGAGCGCGCCCGAAGGGCAGGAGCTCGACATGGGCATCGTCGAGCCCCTGCGAGAGATCGCGTTCAAGGCGGGCGTCCCGGCCGATGGCTTCAAGGCGCTGGCTGCGGCAGTGGTCGAGAAACAGGTCGCAGACCAGATGGCGGAAGTTACTCGCCAGGATGGGTTGCGCGACGGGGTGTTCCGCGAATGGGGCGCCGACAAGGATCGCAACACCGCTCTATTCCAGCGTGGCATGCGCGCGTTCGGGATCGATGCCAAACAGGCGGCCGCGATCCAGAAAGGCATGGGGTCGGACGGACTGCTCAAGCTCGGGTTGAAACTCGGCCAGTTGACTGGCGAAGATATGCTGATGGGTGGTGGTGGCGCCCAGAATTTCGGCATGACTGGCGAGCAGGCGCAGGCACGCATCGATGCGATTATCGCAGATCCCGCGAAGGGGCAGGCGATCAAGGTCAAGGGATCGGCGGAAGCGGCTGAATGGGATCGGCTGAATACGATCGTGGCGCATCACAGAGATCTAAGAAATCGTGAGGCGCAGGGTTGACAAAATTCGGCTGATCGAAGATCAAACGAGCTCATGGGCGGGCAGTTCCCTAGAACTCCCGCCCTGTAAGTCCGGGCAAGCCGAAAGGCCCCGGCCCTCGTCAGGGAAATGACCGCCGACCGCGGGCGATAAACGATAGAGCGGCCCCGGCACCTGGCCGGGCAAGCCCTTCGCAATCTGGCTCAAACCATTTTGACGGAGGGCAGTGATGTCCAACCAGGTCCCGACGACATTCGTCACCGCATTCGAAAACAACATGAAACTCAGCCTGCAGCAGCATAAGAGCCTGCTGTGGGGCAACGGCTTCGCCATTCGCCGCCAGGGTAGCGGCGAAAAGACCGAGCTCGACGATCTCATTGGCGCGGTTCCCGCACAGACGCTGGAGACGCGGCACGGCGACATCGTGCTCGCCAACACGCCGCACGACCGCGTCTGGGCAGTCAAGCCGTCGCCGAAATACTACGCCGACATGGTCGACCGCGATGATCAACTCGCCGCCAAGATCGCGATCGAGAGCGGTTACACGATGACGGCGACTGCCACCATCGCACGCGCGCGCGACGATGCGTTCCTGAGCGCAGTCTATGGTTCGATTATTTCGGGCAAGAGCGGCACGACCACTTTGGCCTTCCCCAGCGCGAACATCGTCGCGGTCGATGTCGGCGCGACGGCGGCAACCCGCATGAACGTCGCCAAGCTTCGCGCCGCGCGCAAGACGCTGGCGAAGAATTACAACGACATGCAGGAAAAGCGCTTCATCATCCTGACGGCCGAACAAGTCGACGACCTGATGAACGAAATGCCGATCGCGTCGAAGGACTTCAACGACAATGCCGGCCGCGTGAACGCGGAGGGTCGCATGATCGGGTTCATGGGCTTCACCTTCATCGAGATGGAGCTGGCCAATCCGCTGCTCGCCAACAACGCGCTGACGGTCGACAGCAACAGCTACCGCAAGAACCCGTTCTGGGTGCAGTCGGGCATCGCGGAAGTTCCGTGGAACGAGCTGTACACCTCGATCGATCCGATCCCGCAAAAGGCGAACGCCCGGCAGGTCTATGCCGAGACGACCGTGACGGCGACCGCGACCGAAAACGGCAAGCGCGGCTACATCCTCAACAGCGAAGCGTGACGGGCGGCGGGAGCCGCCTGGCTCCCGCCATCCGAACCGTCCCGCCAGCATAGGGAAACAGTTCGATGGCAAATTTCTACGGTTCCACTTTCACCGGCGTGCTCGATGTCACGCCGGCAACCGCCAAGGCCGACGCTTCCAAGTCGCGATCGAAGCTTCGCACTACAACGGAGGTCTTCGATCTGGCGGCGCTCTATGCCGCCAATGGCAACGTCGCGATCCCGGCGGGCTCGTTCCTGATCTGTGGCAAACTGCCGGTCGGCGCGCGTTACAGCTCGATGGTCGTGACGACCGATACTTCGCTCGGCAGCACGACCATTTCCTCGGGCACCGCGGCGTCGAACGCCAAGTACGGGGCTGCGGCGACGGCGGCTCTCACCGATACGCCGTTAACCAAGACCAAGGCCAGCGCCAAGGCCCAGGCGCCACTGACGACCGAGGAAATCGTCGGTCTGACGACGGCGGTGGGCGCATTGCCGACGACCGGCATCATGGTGGTCGAGACGCACTGGACCGAAGCCGCCTGATCCACCCCCGGCGCGGGGCGGTCAGATGGCCGCCCCGTTGCCCCTCCGGAGATCGATATGCGTTTGATCATCGCCTCCTTTCTCGCCCTGACGGTGCTCGCCAGCCCGGCGATCGCGCAGCAGAATACCGGTGGTACGGTCGGACGGCCGGCACCGGTCAACGCCGACCAGATGGCCGGACGGGACAGTTCTGGCAATTTGCGCGTGCCGGCGGTCGACGCGTCGGGCAACATCTCGGTCAAGGCCAGTGGCGGCGCGACGACCAGCGCGAACAGCCAGTCGGTTGCGCCAGCGACGGATGCGACCTGGCCGGTAGTTGGCAATGTTGCCAGCGGGACAGCCGATAGCGGCAATCCGGTCAAAATCGCCGGCCTAGCCAGCGGCACAAATCCGACGACGGCCAGCGCCTTTCAGCGCGTCAATTTGTGGCTTGGCGTGAACGGCCAAATGGTCATGGGCGGCACTGCCTTTACTGGCGCCGATGCGACCAGCAATTCCATGGCGCAGAGTACGATTACCTCGGGTAATAGCGGCCTGCTCGCCGTCGGAAATTTCAGCTTCAACGGCACGACATGGGATCGCCAGCGCGGCGATACCAATGGCGCCTATGTTGTACCGTCGCCAACGGCCGCGGCAGTCAACGCGATCGCTGCCAACGCCACCGCGGCGGTCAATTCGGCATTGGTGCTCAAGGCCAGCGCGGGCAACCTCTACGGCCTCAACATCGTCGCCGGAGCGTCCGCTGGATACGTCATGCTGTTCGACGCGACGTCGGCGCCGGGCGACGGCGCGGTGACCCCAAAATATTGTCTGCCGATCGCGGCCAATGCGGGGATCGATCTCAACTGGCGATCGATGCCGATGGCGTTCGCGACCGGGATCACCGCGGTGTTCTCGACGACCGGCTGTTATTCGAAAACCGCCAGCGCGACCGCCTTCATCGGCGGCGCCGCCAAGTGACCGGTATTTTCCCCACCTCTGAGGAGCGCGGCTGATGGCTGTACAGACCAAGCTGACCTGGAAGCGCGGCAAGACCGCGAAGGACGTCACTGTCAGTGCCGGAACGACGATCGCCGGCTCGGACGCGATCGAGGTCAATATCGACGCGACCAAGATGTCGAAGAAGGACATCGCGGCCGGGCTCGATGAGATCAAGCGCTACGTGCTCGAGCACAAGTCGCTCGTCTGACGCAAAGTGCTCGACCGGGTCACGATCAGCAACAGGGCATTGTCCGCAACAGGGGCGACGGCGAAGATCGTCACCGCTGACGATGACAGCCATGTCGCGTCGGTCATCCATTCGCACTGGGATGCCGTCCGGCTGATCAGCCTGCGCGGCGGTCCCAAGCATCAGCCGCGCTGGAACTTCGCCGAACGCTATATCGAGATCCCGGCGCGCGATGTCACCGACATAACGCCGCTCCCATATGGCTGGTCGGCGGCATGCCCGATGCCCGATGGCGCATTGCGCCTTTGCGAAATTGTCACTCCCGATTGCAGTGCGACGGGCAGCTGGAAATTCGCGAACGGCGAGGTGCTGATCAAGAGCACGCCCCCGCTTGGTGCGTGGTGGCTGTTCGACGTGCCTGAGACGGCGCGCTGGGATGCGCTGTTCGAAGCGGCCTTCACCGCGCATCTGGCGTTCGCGATCTGCGATGAGGTCAATGGCGATCTCGGCCGCAAGCAATCGTGCTGGACCGAATATCTCGCCCACCAATCGGCCGCGGCCAGGGTCGACGCCGGCGAAAATCCGCCGGTCGTGCCGCAGGAAAGCGACTGGGTGCTGGCGCGCGGCGGTCACCTCTATCCCGGCGCTTACGGCCGGATAATCGTGTAATGACGGCGACCAACACCCCGGCGATCACCAGCCTGAACGGAGGCGAGCTTTCGCCGATGATGGGCGGCCGCAGCGATACGGCGATCTATCAGATCGGCGTCGAGCTGATGGAGAATTTCGTCCCGGCGATCGAGGGCCCGATCCAGAAATGCCCCGGCTTCATGCGCATCCGACCGGCGGCCGCCACGGCATCCTGGTTGTTCCCGTTCGTCTTCAATGTCAGCCAGGGCTATGTCGTCGAAGCTAGCGACGAAGTTTTCCGTTTCTATACCAATGGCGGCCGTATCGAAACCGATGCCGTCACGCCGTACGAGCTGGCGGTGCCCTATGCGGCAGCGGACATGTCCGCGCTGTCAATGCAGCAAAGCTTCGACAAGCTTTACCTGGCGCATGGGTCCTACCAGCAACGGGTTCTCCGGCGGCTGACCGCCACGACATTCGATTGCCCGGTCGACGACACGATGAACGGGCCGTTCAATGACGGCAATAGCGACGACACCGTGACGGTGACCGTCGCCGGCGTCATGACCGTTGGTGGTGTTGCGACGATCACCGCATCCAGCGCGATATTCGTCCCGCCCGCCGGTGGCAGTCAGGGGCATGTCGGCGGGTTGTTCCGGGTCGAGGCGCACGATCTCCATGACGTGCCCGCTTGGCAAGTCGGCATGGATGGCGTGGTCGCCGGGACAAGCACCTGCCGCAGCGATTTCAAGGTCTATGTTGCCGCGACGTCGGGGCGCACCGGGACCGAGGCACCGGTGCATGAGGAAGGCACCGAATGGGATGGAGGCCCCGGCACCGACATCAACGGCAAGGGTCCCTATGGCGTGCAATGGACCTATGTTCATGACCGCTTCGGCATCCTGCGCATCACGGATGTCGATCCCAGCGGGCTCTCGGCGACAGCTACTGTCGTCAGGCGCGTGCCCGACAGCCTGTCGACTGCCGGGTCGTTCCGCTGGTCGCACGGCTGCTTCTCCGATGCGGAAGGCTGGCCCGACCATGTGTTCATCTGGGCCAGTCGCAAATGGTACATCAAGGGCTTCGACCTGATCGGGTCGGTGGTCGGCGATTACCCCAATTTCCAGCAATATACGTCGGGCGGATACCTTGCGGCGGATCTCGCAATCCGGATGACCATGTCGCTTCCGGACCGGCCGCTCTGGGTGAAGGTCGATCGCGTCCCGATCCTTGGCACGTCGACAGAGGAATACGCGATCAACCTGATCAACGCCGCTGCCGGCGTTCAGGCGGGCAATATCGATATGGCGCGACAGTCGCGTTACGGCAGCGCCGATGTCCAGCCGGTCGAGGCGGGGGCGTCGATCATCTACGTCCAGCGCGGCGGCAAGCAGCTGCGCGAAGCCGATTACAATTTCGGCACCGACAAATATGTCTCGGCCAATATCAATCGCTGGGCGCGCCACATCGCCGGCGATGCGATGGTGCAGCTCGGCCAGCAACAGATCCCCGAAGAATTGCTGTTCGCGGTGCGCTCGGACGGGCAATTGGTGTTTCGGTCGTACGACCCCGAGCAGGAAGTCAAGGGCTTCGCGCGCCGCACGATCGGCGGCGGCGGCAAGGTAATTTCGGCGGTGGCGATCCCATCCACCGACGTGCTCAACGACGATATCTGGGCGCTGATCGACTGGGCCGGCTCGCGATCGGTCCAGCTGATGGCGCCATGGTGGAAAGTCGGCACCGACAAGGCGGACGCCTTTTTCGTCGATGATGGCCTGAGCGACAGCCTGGACGTTGCCAGCGCGACGATCAGCGGGCTTGAGCACCTAGTCGGCGTGACCGTCTCGATCCTTGCGGATGGTGGCGTTGAGTTCCCGCAGACGGTGCCGATCGGCGGGACCATCACGATCTCCGCGCCAGCGAAAAAACGTGTCGTCGGTCGCGGCTATAGCGCCCGCCTGCGCAGCCTGCCGCCTGATCTGAAGGATGGCACCGGCCAATCGAGCCAGGCGAAGAAACAGAAGCTGGTGACGATGGCGCTGCGCGTGCTCGACATGATGGGGGTCCGCATCCGCGCGAAGACGTCGGCCGATCCCAGCGGGCGGGGCGAGCTGGCGTTGCCGCGTCAGAATGCGGCGCTGATCGACGGGGCGCCGCTGCTCTTCTCGGGCGATACGCCGGCAATCCCGGTCGGCGGCGATTGGGGCGAGCGCGGTCAATATGAGCTGGTCAGCGACGACCCCGTGCCGTGCTTCGTCATCGCGCAATACCCGCGTTTCGAGGTCAGCGACCGATGAGCGACGGCATCACCTTCGACGATTTCCGAGGCGACGATCTGCTCGAGCTCGAGCTGCAGCCATCGCAGCGGATGGAGGCGGGTTTGCCCGCGATCGCGACGATCGACGACGCGCGCGATCGCGAGGCGCGAGGGCCGGCATGGACCGCGCGCGATGCCAGCGGCCGCGTCATTGGATGCGCAGGGTTCTATACGATGGCGCGCGACGCGGTGACCGGTCAGCCGCGCCACGCCGTCGCCTGGGCGGCGCTGTCGGCCGAGATCGGGGTGCGCGCGCACCTTGCGATCACGCGGTTCGCTCGCGCACGCGTCGAGCGATCCGCGCTGGCGCGGATCGACGCGTACATGGTTGCCGATCCGCGCGGCCGCTGCGCGAAATGGGCCTATGCCTGCGGCCTGTTCTTTCAGACGTCGCTGGCGAATTGGGGAGCGGATGGCAGCCTGGTGCTGCTGTTCGCGCGGGTGCGCTGATGCAGGCGATCCCCGGCGTCCTGGCTGGAAGCGCGGCCGAGAAAGAGGGCGCCTACAATCAGGCGGTGCTCAACCAGAATGCGCTGTCGGCCGAGCGCGATGGCGCGGCCGATGTCGAGCGCGTCCGCTACAATGTGCGGCAGGCAATCGGGCAGCAATTGGTGGCGCAGGGCGGCACCGGCTTCGAGATGGGCGCCGGCTCGGCGCTGGATGCGGTTACCGAAAGCCAGGTCAACGGCATCATGGATGCGATGAACGTCAGGCGCCAAGCGGAGAGCAAGGCGCAGGCGCTGCGGTTGCAAGGCACTCAGGTCAAGATGCAGGCGAATGACACGGCCAAGGGTGCGTATTTCGGCGCCGCAGCCGCAGTGATGAAGGCGGCGGCCGACTATGCCGGCGGCGGTGGCGGCTGATGGCCTCGCGTCCCTATGAAATGCAGATCGCGCCGGGCGGAACGGCACCGCTGCCGCTGGCGCAAGGCGGGTTCGGCGAGGGCGCCGCGGCCGGGCTGCAACAGATCGTCAAGGCGGGCGAGGCGATCGCGGACAAGGTCCGCGACATGCACAACGACCAGGAATGGTCCGACTACAACCAGAAGATGGCGCAGACGCGCCTCGATCTCGACAGACAGCGCGATCAGGCGAGAATGAACGCCGGCCCTGGCGCGGTCGGTTATGCCGACAGCCAGGCCAAGGCGTTCGACGATGCGACGCGCCCGCTGCTCGACGGCTTGAGCAGTAGCCATTTGCGCGCCCGCGCCGCTGCGTCACTGGCCGAGACGCGCACCAATTGGCTCGACGGCGAGTATCAATACGAACTGACCGCCGGCGCGGCTAAGACGGTGACTGATACCGGCACCGCGATCGATGCGGCGAGCGCCCGTGTACGGACCAGCGGCGACGCGACCGCCTATGCGTCCGAAGCCCGGTCGACCGACGACATGATCAACGGCCTGACCGGGATCGACGCGGCCGAGCGCGACAAGCTGCGCACTTATGCGCACAAGTCGCTGGCCAAATCGAAGATCAACAATCTGATCGACAGTAACCCATCGGTCGCTGTCGCCGCGATCGACGCCGGCGGGTTCAACGATATCCTGAGTGGCGAGGAACTCGATCCGCTGCGCGCGCAGGCGGACGTCGCGGTGCGGCGGATCGCGAGTGAGAAAGAGCATCAGGCCAACCTCGTCAAGGCTCAGATCCGCGAAAGCGTCCAGACGATCAATGCCCAGCTTGAGCAGGGTATTGTGGTGCCTGACGACCAACTTGCCGCGGCCGCGACGGCGGCGGGGGGGGTCGGCGACACCTCTACGGCATTCAACCTGCAATCGGCCCGCGTCCGCGCCGGGGTGAATGCCCAAACTAAGGGTTGGACGCCGCAGCAATACGACGCGCGCATGAACGCGCTGCGCGCCAAGGGTGACAAGGCGACGCCGCAGGAACAGATCGAACTTGACCAACTCGGCAAGATAGCGCCGCAGCGGATTGGCGATTTCAACAAAGACCCAGGCGCCTGGGCGGCGACGAATGGCGTTCCGCCCCCCGCACTCGACTGGAACAATCCGGGCACGCTGGCGGCGCGCCGGCAATGGCAATCGACAGTGGCCAAGGCGTCCGGGCGGCCAACGCCCTTCCTGTCGCCCAATGAGGTCGCCGATCTGAAGGCGGAGGCCGAGAACAGCCCGGCGGGCGAGGTCGACGTGATCAACCGCGTCGCGCTGATCGACGGCAATGGCGACCTGACCGGCGGCCAGTTGGCGCAAAAAGAAATGCTGCGCATCCTTCCGAACGACCCGAAAGCGGCGCGACTGGTGCTGCTCAATCCATCTGTCCGCGCGCAGGCGCTGGCGGGGATCAAGCTGCTCGACCAGCGCCACGATCTGCTGACCGACAAGGTTGCCCGCCCATCGTTCGATAGCCGGCTCGGCGCGGCTGGTGCGCTGATGGATGGCAACCAGCTCGAGGGCGCATACGCGGTCGCCAAGGGCATCTATGTCGACAGCCAGCGCAAGGCGGGCAAGCTCGGTGGCGAACTCGACCAGGGCGCCTGGAACATGGCGATCCATCGCGCGCTCGGCGGCCGGTTCGACGGCGAGCATTGGTTCGGCGGCGTGTGGTCGTGGGGTAAGGCACCCGTGATCATCCCCAACACCGTGACCGGGAAGCAATTTGAAGGCGCGATGACCTGGATGCGGTCGTCGAAGTGGAGTGACCGCGACACGACGGTGCCGGTTTATAGCGATGGCAAGACGGTCATCCCGCAATCGAAAATCCCCGATTTCACGCCGGTGATGCGGCCGGACGGCAAATACGAATTTCACGGCCCTGGCGGCACCATCGTGCATAGCCGCAACGGTGGCATCTTCCTGATGGACGTCGCCAACCTGGCGCGGCGGTTCCCGCAATGACCGACCGCAAGACACCCGGCACGGTCTTCACCGACGACAGCATCGATACGCGCGCGCCGACGCGTTCGCCCGACGCGCCGGTGAGCACAGGGGATATCCTCGGTGCCAATTCGCTGCTGACCTATCAGGACATGTCCGGCCAGCCGCTCCAGGCCAAAATCGACGCCTATCTGCCGATCGTCAACGAACTCGACCAGCGCGACAAGCGGAGCTGGTCGGAAAAGGTGTTCGGCCCGCAATATCTGACTGGCGTCACCGCGGGCCTGCCGGTGAACACGACAAAGGTATGGGACGATATCGCGCGCATTCGTGCGACCGATCCCTCGTTCCTCAAGGACGTTCCCGCGAAGAACGATGACGAATTCGACGCGTGGGTGAAGTCGAATGAGACGATGAAGCGGCGCCAGGCGCAGGACGTGGTCCGGCGCGAGCAAGGCTTTGGGCAACAGGCGCTCGGCTTCGGAGCTGGCGCCGTGACCGGGTTGACTGACCCGATCAACCTAGGCGCCATGGTGATGACCGGGGGACTTGGCGGCGGCGGCAAGACGTTGCTGCAGTCGATGGCTCGCGAAGCCCTGATCAACAGCGCGATCGAGGCAGTCGAACTTCCGGCGACGAATGCCAACCGGTCGCGGTTCGGCGAACAGATGACGGTGGGCGATGCCTTTGCCGATGTCGGCATGGCCGCGGCCGGCGGCGCAGCCTTCCCGATCGGCGGCCGCATCCTGGGCAAGGTGAGCGCCCCGGTCGGTAGCGTGATCGGCCGGGCCTTCAATGCCGCCGGAGACAGTCTCGACCGTGCGGCCGCGCTGCGGCAACTGCGCGGTTACGATGTCAGCGATGCCGATATCGCACGCGCGTTCGGCCAGGCGGTTCCGCCCGATGTGCGCCTGCCCGACGAACAGGCCGCGATCAACGTGATCGACCGCAACAGCGATGTCGCCGGAGCAAGCCCCTTCGCCGCCACACCGGGCGGGCTGGATGCCAATGTGGAGCACTTGGGCAACGCGACCGACGCCCTGACGCGTCCAGCGACGGCCGGCCGTGGAACATCGCCCAATGTTTCACGAGGAACGGGCCGCGTCGCGCAGCCGCTGACGCAGGATCGCGTGATCAGCTTCGTGATTAACGACCTCGAAGGCGGTGCGACGGTCGTGCCGTACAGCCAGGCCGATGGCGGCACGACCAAATATGGCG